GCATATTTAACCTGATCAAATTTACCTCTACTCTGATGGTATCGTTCAAGTATTTCACCGCCAGCATTTACAACCGCTTTGTAATCATTATCTATTTTATTTGCATGAAGAATGAATCCCCAATTACCAGATAATCGCATAGACTTTACACCCACGACACCATCCATTACATGGACAGCCCATAGCCAACCGGGATATTTCTCTTCCAGTTTTTCAGCAACATTCTTTGCTAAAGAAAAATCATGCGTATTAAATTGATGTGCTTTTTCTAACTCCACTAGATGGCCTCTTTGCTTTATGGAAAACTCTTTTTCCATCATTAAAAATATAAGTAACAACTGGTTTAGTTCTTCTTTCGGGATCAGTCTTATCTACATATTCCATCCACTGTATTCTCTTTTCCTTACTCATGACATTATTACCTGTGGTTTATAGTACGGCTGTCTTACAAGAGGCCAACCCGGATCGCCTGTAGTAAGAACAAACTCATCTCCACTATCTATTGGGAATGTATAGGTTATACCCGGTATTGGAGTTAAGGTTCCAGTACCCCACGTGCCGGAAGAGGATGCCCAATCTCCACTAGTATCGTCCCAAGAAGTAGTTCCTAATCCAGTTAATGAGCCAGCGCCAATTGTTCTAAAGTGGTTTCCACCAAGGAGTGGTATATAACCCGTAAGAGTTGTTTCTCCAACTGGGACATGACGAACATGCGATTCTGAAGCAAGAGGAATTTGCCCTGTTAATGTGAGATCAGCTTTAGCTGGCCCTTCATGCTGAGTTTCTTCAGCGCGTGGAGCAGATGTAGAACCCGTAAGGTCAGCATTTGCTGGTTCAAATATCGGGCCTATAGGAGCATCAGGAGCAGTAGTAGACAGCGTTAAATCTTGAGTTGGAATATACCAGAGTTGTTGCTTTGTAACTTCTGGAGCAACCCCTGTTAAAGTAAGATCGGCATTGTCAGGTTGGTTCTGTCCAGTTTCTACAGCAGTCGGAATATATGGAGAACCAGCAGTCTCCCAATCATGAGATGCATTGGCCCAAGTCCCACCATATGTATTCCAATTATAGGAATCAACAATAGAAAGATCGGCGTTGTCTGGAGAGATTGTCGATCCTACTCCCGCCGCCGGAAGTATTCCAGTTAAGGTAAGGGTGGACTCACTTATCCTAAAATCGTACATAATACCGGCTTTAGGAACACTCCCACTTAATGTCAGGTCTGCTTTTGCTGGAGATATACCAGTCCCCACAGAAACGTGGGGAAGCATTCCTGATGACCAATCACCTATAACATCTTCCCAAGCCTCAGATATTTGATTCCATTCATACGACTGGATAAATTCAAGGTTTGCATTACCAACAGATACAAAATATTCTATATTTACACTAGGCGCAGTTGTACTTAAACTTAGACTACCTACAGCAGGAGATATATTAGGGCCGTCCCATGGCCTAGAGAACTTAGCGTCGTTCCAATCCCCTGTTGTTGCGGCCCAAGTAGTTATAGCCATTTATATCCCATCCTCTGTAACACATTAATCAACTAAATCCCATGCTAGTGTTTCTTCATTCCATAAATAATTATTACCATCATCAGGATAGGGTACTGGGGATTTCCAAAGACAAGTCTGTTCGTCTAATACCCAACTCTCATAAAGTTTTGGTGGAATAAACGCATCACGATTTTCATCATAAGTGTATCCGACACCAGCCCAATTTTTTCGGATAGCAACACCACCATCAGGATCATGGCTATTTGGGGCATAATGAATTCCACCGCGAGTGTTATAGGATGTTTGAATCCACTCACCGGAAATCTTATCCACAAATTCTTGTTCTGCAACAATAATATTAGTTACAATACCATTCTCTACTTTTGCAAAATGGGTCATAGTTATTTCCTATATTTCATAACGGATAATTACGACACCGGAACCGCCAGTACCGCCGCCTGAAGAACCATTGTCTGCGGAAGCACCACCACCACCTCCGGTATTTACCGCACAATCATCAGGTTCTGTAGAGCCTCTCGTGCCATCGGTTCCTCCGCCATTACCTCCAGAGTACGGGCCTCCACCGAATCCTGCCGCACCACCGCCTCCACCACCACCGCCTGCGCGATATGTGCCTACACTTTGCCAATCTCCTCCAACACCGCCAGCACCCGGAGAACTACCACCACCATTCTGACCGCCGCCGCCTCCTCCGGAGTAACTAGGCCCGGTCTGTCCATTACCACCAGAGTTTCCTTGGCCAGCCGTTCCACTAGCACCGCCTTGACCGCTACCTGCGCCGCCACCACCACCGCCGCCGCCGGAACCTCCACTATATGGGCCTTGACTTGAATCTCGACCCGAAGCACCAGCCCCGCCACCAACAGCGGTATTAGAGTTCCAAACTGAATTAGTACCAGATGCTCCTCTTGCCCCCGGGCCACTACCAGCACCACCAGCACCAATAGTCACAGTATAATCACCCTCTGAAAGAGCGACACTGCCATCAATGACTCCTCCGGCTCCGCCGCCGCCTCCGCAACCTGCGCTTGTTGTTCCAGCGCCGCCACCAGCGCCGCCAGCAACAACCAAAAATTGAACAGTAGATGAAACAGGTGCGGGTGCGGCAGAGATTGTTAATGTCCCACTAGAATTAAATGTGTGGTATTTATAGCCTCCCGCTTCAGTTTCTACGCCACCACTTGCCCACATTCCTGCGGATGCCGCCATTAATCCTACTCTACTTGATCCTAAAGACATATAATTCTCCTATGGAGCCGCCATTGCCAGACCAGCGGCAAATCCGTACCAAACAGGTGACGCACCACCATTAAAAGTATAAAAGGTAAGAATATCTATCCCGGTTGTAGCTGTCGTGGTTAATGTTGGCGCTGATCCACCAGCCCATTTTACTGAAGTAAATGCTCCAGTACGAGAACCAGTACCATCCTGAGTCAGGATTAACGTCATTGAAGTACCTGCTTGTAATCCACTTCCAGAGGGCATCGTGAAAGTACAGTTGCCTGTCATAGTATGTGTCTGTACATTGCCGTTCGTTTCGTCCAGAGTTACAGCGGTACTTGTATCTCCACCAGCATAAACAGTTTCAGCATAATCCTTAACAACTGGACGAGATAAAACATAATCAGCATGATTAACAAGACCAGCCGCACTAGCAGTTACTGTCTTAGATACTTCAACTGTACCCAATGTTGTTACATCGTTATAATTCAATTCGGCAGTTGTGCCAGTATAACCATCAATTAAATTTAACTCAGTCGCAGTTGCTGTAACTAATGTACCGCCAAGCAATAATCCATTTGTCCCGTCATGAGAGGCGACATCAAAATCATACGCTCCATCAGCAATCGTAACATCTCCACTTGCATCTGCTGTTAATACCTTAGATACTTCTGAAGTTCCTTGGGTGGTAACATCGAGAGTGTTTAATTCAGCCGTCGTACCAGTGTACCCATCAATTAAGTTTACCTCAGCCGCAGATGCTGTGACAGCCGCCGCCCCAAGGCTAGTAAATTGAGCCTGAAGAACTTCCTTGACAAGACGAATTTGATCATCACCTTGTGAGATCGGGTCTGTACCCAATGGATTTGTAGCACTAAGTTGACTGATATATGTAGCCGTTTCTACGCCCATGATATACCCCCTATGCTAGTTCAAATATGCCGCTGGCACTCGGTGTGACAGTAAGCGTATTATCTTCTGCTAAAGTAAACTGAGATGTAGTCAATTTAGAAAAGCAAACTAATTTACCACTAGTTTCCTGATAGATAACTGCGTATTTTATATTCGCAATTGTCCCACCAGTAGCAGTCCATACAACAGCAGTTGAATCAAAACGATACTTATCTGTAGCAACAGAAGCCCATGTCCGTGATGTAACGGATGCACCCCCAGTCGTATAACCATTGCCATTAGCAACTTCATTAGCAAGTGACGCTTGTGTTGATAGTGTCTTGGTATTAACTAAAGCACTTGCCGCGCTAGTGTGTAATGCCAGAAAGAAACCAACACTTGTACCGTCTAAATCAAACTGACCATTGCCTATATATTCCCTAAAGGAATTGTAAAAACTCCAAGCAGTAGCCGCCATTTTATACTACCT